CGACCAAGCTGTATTGCAATTAGATTATAAAAGTTGCGAAATGATGTCAGACGATTTATATGACACTATTTCTAAAAAGTATCCAAATAGAGAAGTTTGGATTGAAGTCTCCGAAGATGGGGAAAATGGTAGTTTTATCAAATATTAATTTTAACAACAAATAAGGAAATAAAATGGCTCGTAACTATAAAGGCTACGCATACTTCGACAACAACCCACAGATCGTAAAGATCTTTGACGACTTAGAAGCCTTGCACGACTTTTGTCGTTTTGAACTACTGCCGTTTAACGAGGCAGATCTTTATAACAAAAATAGCCCTGTGTGGAATCAATTCACATATGCTAACAGACAATACAAGGGCCGTAACGGTAATTATCGTAAACAAAGAGATCGCTAATGACTGTCTACATTATAGATTTAGAGGCAGTAGAAACACGTTACACTGCTCAGTGGAAACAGCATTTACCTAATGCTATAAGAAAGGTTAACAAGAATGTTGAAGTTATATCTGGCCCTGAGGATATTCCTGCTGCCACTACTCCTGGTGCCTTCCTTAATTTTGGTGGCACTAATATCTATAAGTCTAGACAGACTGAAGAAATTAGTAGGCTGTTTACGTCCGGTAAAGTAAAAGCTTACGATCATTTTTTGTTTACAGATGCGTGGCACCCAGGCATCATAAACTTAAAATACATGAGTGAATTACTAAGCATACCTATTAAAATTCACGCATTATGGCACGCCGGTAGTTATGATCCTCAAGATTTTTTAGGTCGTTTAATTGGCGATAAGCCTTGGGTGCGACATGCTGAAAAGGCATTTTTCAATGCTATCGATTATAATTATTTTGCCACAAGCTTTCATATAGAAATGTTTGTGCGTAATCTATTAAATGATTATCCTTCAGAAAATCCTTGGTTACAAGACGATCTCAATGAAGCATTAAATGGTCAGTGGCCTAATATTGTACGCACAGGTTATCCAATGGAATATTTCCAAGACACTTTTGCACAATATCAAGGAATGAAAAAGAGAAACTTGATTCTCTTTCCACATCGTATAGCACCAGAAAAACAAGTAAATATTTTTAGAGATCTAAAAGAATTATTACCTCAATATGAATTCATTGTTTGTCAGGATCAACAATTGACAAAAAATGAATATCATAATTTGTTAGCCGAAGCAAAGATTGTATTCAGTGCTAACTTACAAGAAACTTTAGGAATTAGTTGCTATGAAGGATGTGTGCTAAATGCTATTCCTATGGTTCCAGACAGACTTTCATACACTGAAATGTACTTTGACACATTCAAGTATCCCAGCAACTGGACTGATACGTGGGACCATTATATGGACCATAGGCAGATGTTAGTGAAAACAATCATGGATCATATGGAATTTTACGAAACACGACTGCCCTTGTTGCACAAACAAACGGAGGCACTACGTGAACAATTCTTCACCGGAACCAATTTATACAATAACCTTAGATAACACATCCGAAACAAGTGATACTATAACAGTATCAAATTGGAGTGCAGAAAATATTCCGGCACTGACTAGTGCCGATATCATAACTTTGACTGGTACTCCTTATAACACATACGGATCAGGAACTGTTACCATAGGAAATATCGAAACTGTAGATTTAAGTGGTATAGAAAGTTTTACCTCTTTTACAAATTTATACAAAGAAGATTTTGATGGTAGATTCCCTGACTATGAAAAAGTTTTGGATATGTGTAAAGAATACCCAGGTTTGGAAATCGCTTATAAGAAATTCAAAGAAGTGTATAAAATGGTTAAGGAGGATTACGATGGCAAACAGCGTGAACGCCGGAATAATCGGTAATGGAACAACCTTAACCATTCCTACTAACACTACTAGTTCTAGTCAAATTTATATCCACAATAGTGGAACAAGTTATGGCACTACAGGATACCAAAGTGGAACTGTGTTTGCTAACACATCTGGAAAGGAAGTTATGAAGATTCCGGCAGGTGACGAAGCCACAGTACAAATTACTGGAACCATCAAATGGAACGGTGAAGACTTGAACGAAAGATTAGAACGAATAGAAAGTTTGTTGCATATTCCTACACGAGATGTTATACTCGAAGAGAAGTATCAAAAACTTAAACGTCTTTGGGATGAGTATCACACTGCTCTCGAAGAATATAAAACTTGGGAAAGGCTTAAGGACTCAAAATGATTGAACAACTTATTACAGATAATCCTGCATGGAAATTGCGACTCAAAGTTAATGACTGCTATCGTCCTGCTGGATTAAAACATCTTATGTTTACTGGAGAACAGTATAACGACGAAGGTGAATTAACCAATACCAGCACATATGACTTCTTTCTTACTCAAGAAGAAATCGCTAAACTTTGGACAACTTTAGCTAACGGTGTAAGATGAAAAAGATCTATTACAGCTGGAGTGATATCCAAGGTGCTACTTATGACATAGCACGTCAAATATACAAAGACAATTGGCGTCCTGATTATGTTGTAGGTATAACTCGTGGAGGATTAATACCTGCTACACTACTAAGTCAATATTTAGATGTGCCTTGTGAAACACTTAAGGTAAGTTTACGTGACGGTGGTGAGTGCGAAAGTAATCTTTGGATGGCTGAAGATGCATTTGGATATGTTCCGATGAATGAACGAGGCACTGTACATTTTGAAGTCACAGGCCTACCTGTAAGAGAAGATAGCAGTCATCCAGAACGTAAGAAAAATATTCTAATCGTAGATGACATTAACGACACAGGTGCTACTCTTGCTTGGATCAAAAAAGATTGGCAATCAGGTTGTTTGCCTAACAGTTATGCTTGGAAGAACATTTGGCACAACAATGTTCGTTTCGCAGTAATTACAAATAATCTCGGCAGTAAAGAAACAGTAGACTATTCTGTATTCGAAGTAAACAAAGCCGAAGAAGATTGTTGGTTAGTTTATCCTTGGGAGGAGTTTTGGCGTGGTCGATGATCGTTATATATTAGATCGTTTCGCTCTTAATTGGAATATGCAGATTAGAGAATCCTATAGAAAAATTCGTAAACCTAAAAAATTGAAGGTAATGGATTACTATGACGATAGTATGCGTCATCAGTACATAGAAGCAGAGGAATTAGATTGTTATGAAGTTACTATTCCTAAAAATGATCTTCACGCTCTTGCACAAATCGAACAAAATAATAAACACTTAGAACGTAGTATGGTAGAGAAGAATGATTACATTCTACAACTCAAACGTCGAGAAAGTATTGAGATTAAAGCAAGAGCAAATAATCCGGCTGTTAAAAAAGCTTGGGATAATTATTGTACTTTAATGAATATGGTGTATAATGACTATGTTGACAGATATTGAAAGGGCTTTAAACGATGGGCTTGCTCCTTGGAAAGAAATCGAATATAGAACCAAAGACTTCTGGGTATTTAAAGATGGATTCCCAGTCACAGAAGGACATTTGCTATTTGTGCCGACCCAAGAAACCTGGGAATCACTCGCTGCCTGTTACAAAGCAGCATACGATTTCGGCTACGAAGGCGTAAGAACAGAACAGTGGGATGCATTTAATGTAGGACAGAATGTAGGTGAAGCTGCTGGTCAAACTGTAATGTATCCACACGTTCATATGATACCACGAAGAATTGGAGATATGGATGACCCAAGAGGAGGCGTTAGACACGTCATTCCCGAAAAAGGAAACTACAGACGAAGTGTATAATGTTTGGATCAACTGGAGTAAAGAAGATATGCCTTGGAATGAAATATGTGCCAAGGTAGTAGAAGTTTTTGGATTGCCAGGCGATCGTTATCAATGGCATCCTTCTTTAAATGTAATGTGTTTTACATTTCGATCTAAAAAAGATTTTACTTTATGCGAAATTCTTTTAAGTGAATACATCACAACATGAATTACGAAAAAATTGGCATTGTTGGACACGGATATGTAGGTGAAGCTATAGCTCAATCTGTGATGCCACCTTTAGAAGCAATAATTACAGATCCAGCCAAAGGATTCACTGCTGCATACAGTGACATAAAAAAGGAATGTACTGCTGTTTTCATTTGTGTTCCCAGCCCCCAAGATGCAGACGGTATCTGTGATACCAGTATCATAGAAGAAGTATTAAACAATCTGCAAGGCTATACAGGAACTATTATAAGCAAAGTCACTGCACCTCCTAAATTTTATGAAGAACAATCAAAAAAGTTTCCTAATTTAGTATACATTCCAGAATTTTTAAGAGCAAGTAGTCATTTTACTGATTTTGTAAATGCTAAATGGATTATTGTTGGAGGCACTGTTCCTGCTTATCAAAGAGATGCTGTAAGAATTTGTAAAATATTACAACCGTCAGTTACAAATGTCGAATATTGTGGTATTGGCCAAGCAGCATTTGTCAAATATAGTATTAATTCATTCTTGGCTCTTAAAGTAGTTTACATGAATGAACTATTTCAATTATCACAAGAGCACGATTACGAATGGAAACATCTTGCCTATTTAATAAAAATGGATGAACGAATAGGTAATAGTCATACACAAGTACCTGGACCAGACGGACATTACGGTTTCGGAGGAGCTTGTTTTCCAAAAGACACAAATGCACTACTAAAATATGCCGAAAGTTTAGGTATAAACCTAAATACATTGGATACCGCTGTAAAGAAAAATACTTTACTAAGGTTGACACAACCTAAATAACATATTAAAATAGCAATAAAGGATAACTTATGGTATATAACAAAATGTACGAAAGTAACGACGAAACAGCATTAGATGCAATGGCAGGCGGCGGCGGATATAAAGAATCGACTCTATCAGCTGCAATTCGTGCTCGTATGAAACGTGATGGAAAAAGATATTGGGCCGGAGATAATATCAGTGGTTACTTACACGAAAGTGACAAAGAACATTTAATTAACGAAGCAACAGAAGCATTTGAAAAAGTGTTAGACACCCTGCTTATTGATCGTGAAACCGATCCTAACAGTCAAGGAACAGCAAGACGTCTTGCTAAAATGTATTTTAATGAAATTATGGCAGGTAGATACGAACCGGAACCAGATTGTACAGCGTTCCCTAATGATAGCGAGGAAAGATATGAAGGTATGTTGGTCGTCAGAAGCGAGCTTCGTAGTATGTGTAGTCACCATCATCAGCCTGTTACTGGTGTCGCTTACATTGGTATTATCGCGGCCCAAAAACTTATTGGTTTGTCAAAGTATACCCGTATCGCACAATGGTGTGCTAGACGAGGAACTCTACAAGAAGAATTGTGTAATGATATCGCTAAAGAAATAATGAAAGCAACAGATGCTAAAGATGTAGGTGTATACATTCAAGCTACACATGGTTGCTGTGAAAATAGAGGTATTATGGCACATAGTAGTCTAACACAGACTACAGTATTAAAAGGTGCGTTTAAAGACGACCAAGGCACAAAGAAAGAATTTTTTGATAACATTAAACTACAACAGGACTTCGCTCCTCGATAAGGAAAAATATGACTAAAATAGATAAACTAACAAAAGTAAACGATTGTATTAATGTACATCGATACGATAACGGCTGGATGGTCGAAATTAGCGGTAGAGATAAAAAGGACGATTACAAAACTATTAAAATAATTTGTAATACAGAAGAAGACTTGTTTTCTGTTCTTAAAGAATGGAACTCTAAAGACTTAGATAACTAAAATAGAGATTCTATATAAGGAAAACTAATGGCTAACTGGAAAGTATCAACATACTACAAAAAATCTTGTGAAGAACATGAATTGTATTACAAAGATGGTCTTATAATTAAACGCAAAACTGGATTTCGTTGGAGTAGTTTTTATGTAGAAACTAATGACGATAATCCTCCTGAGTTTGAATTTACATACGTACCTGGCGGCGACGGTCGTAAAGACAGTATTAATATGTATGATTGTTGTATAAACAATATTGAAAATGTTGAGCTGGATAGTATGATTGATGGCTGTTGGCAGGACGTAGAATATCCTGATGACATGGATGATGAAGAAAGAGAACGTATCGAAGATCTTATTGAAGAAGAAGGAGATATTTACGATGTTCTTGAAAATCAAGAAGGATGGCGTCAAAATGAATGCGAAGCGTGGGTATGGGGTCCTATTTTAATTGAAGACGAAAACGATAACAAGATTCGTATTATTTGTGCCGACGATGAAGGCAATGTAATCGACTTCAAAGAAGACAACGAAGATGAAGAAGTTACTTTCGAAGAACTTGCTAAAATTAATCCAGAAACAGAAGAAGATGTAATTAAATCTATGCCTATTTGGCCGTTTCCATCCGGTAAAGACGACAAGGAGATCTAATGAAAACTTTAGAAGAAGCTTGGCATATTATCGAAGCACTTAATGGAGATGCACACGATCAAGCATACGACACATGGGCGGCCGCGGACGAATTATCAGAGTCAGATGACGAAGACGATTGGGAAACTGCGGAAGTAATGCGTGAAGAAGCCAGCTTAGAGCAAGCTGGTTACTTTCGAGAATACTATGATGATTTAGATAACGAAGAACGTTCTGCAATCGAACATTGGTTACAAAACGATGAAGATTTCAAAGAACAATTCGCTGTTTATTACGGCGAGGAAGAATTTAAAAACGAATTTGGAGATACACATGAATAAAGATGTAGATGATATTCTTTATAGGATGAAGAATCTTAAAGAATATAAAGTAATGCGTAATGTATCCGAAGACTTTATTCTTAACGGCAAAATGCCTTATGATGTAAAGCTTGACAAAAACAATGTATTAACTGTAACATTAATGGCTGTTAATAAAGAAGAAGCAGAACGTCGTGTCAGCGAATTTATTTCAGGAATGAATGATGATAACTAAATGGTTTAAGAAAAAATTTAGAGAGTGGTCTAAAGAAGCTTGGTACAGTGAGCAAGGAGCAGAAAAGGTCGTCGGTATGACGGGACAAATTGATTCTGTTCACGGTGGCTCATTAGATAGCGAACCTACATTACAATTTACAGTATATAATGCTATCGGTGGTAAGGTTGTAGAATTTAGAACTTACGACAAAAATAGAGATCGAAGACATCATCAAGTTTACATTATTAGCAAAGATGAAGACTTCGGAGAAAAGATTGGAAAAATTGCTACATTGGAGACATTAAAGCAATGAGTAAAATAAAAATAGCAGAATTATTCTACAGTATACAAGGAGAAGGACGCTATATGGGTGTACCTTCTGTTTTCTTACGTACATTTGGTTGTAACTTTACTTGTGCAGGATTTGGTATGCCTCGTGGCGAACGAAGTACTGCTAACGATGATGTTGCAGAAGTAGTTCATATGTTTAACAAATATGAAGAACTACCGATAGTTGAAACAGGCTGCGACAGTTATGCCAGTTGGGATCCGAGATTCAAAGATCTTAGTCCAATGTTAACATCAGATGCTATTGTAAATCGAATAATGGAGATGCTTCCCCATGGTCGATGGGTCGATGAACATCTTGTTATTACTGGCGGAGAACCGTTGTTAGGTTGGCAACGTGCTTATCCAGATTTGTTAGAGCATCCTAACATGACAGGATTACGTGAAATTACATTTGAAACAAATGGTACTCAAAAGCTAAGTGACGAATTTAAACGTTGGATACATCGTAACTGGCATCATAAAAAAGGTTTCCATACATTTACATTTTCAGTAAGTCCTAAACTTCCATGTTCAGGAGAACCATGGGAGGATGCTATTAAACCAGAGATCATTCGAGAGTATGATGAATATGGATATGTGTATCTTAAGTTTGTTGTAGCAACTGAACAAGATGTCGATGATGCTTTAACAGCAATTAAACAGTATAGAGATGCTGATTTTGAAGGACCGGTATATCTAATGCCCGTGGGCGGAGTTGAGAATATCTACGCACTAAATAACAGGCGTGTTGCAGAGCTTGCAATGAAACACGGTTTAAGATACAGTGACAGATTGCAGGTTCCGCTATTCAAAAATGCTTGGGGAACCTAATGAAAGAATTTATTAAAAAAATAACAGGTATTAAAAAATTAGAAGAAGAAAAAGCAGCAGCCGAAAAAGAACGAGCAGAAGCACTTGCTCGTGCAGAAGAAGCCAAGATCAAAGAAGAAGAAGCTAAACGTCAAGAAGAATTGGCTAAGATGTCGCCAAAAGAACGTGCTACTGCTCTTGAAGAACCTTGGGTAGCTGTTCTTGATACTAAGGTAAATCCAGAGAATCCAAGAAATGGCTTCTTTGAGCTTGACTGGAATGAGTATTTCATAGTACAATTGAAGAAGGCTGGATATGGATTTGATGGTGATCCAGATGAAGAAATTGTAGATCGTTGGTTCCGCGATTTGGCACGTAACGTTTTGGCAGAGGAAGGACAAGATGTTACACGCGGTTCTGGTTATATTAATGTTATTCCTATTGAGAAAGGCCGATCAGAGGTCTCATGAATTTCGTATTAGTCGACACTGCTAACACATTCTTTAGAGCACGCCACGTTATTCGCGGAGATAGCGATATTAAACTTGGTATGGCTCTACACATTACTTTTCACAGCATAAGAAAGGCCTGGCAAGACTACAAAGCTGATCACGTAGTATTCTGCCTCGAAGGTCGCAGCTGGCGTAAGGACTTTTATAAACCTTATAAAGCTAATCGAGCAGAAACTCGTGCGGCTATGACTGCTAAAGAACAGGAAGAAGATCAACTGTTCTGGGAAACGTTTGATCAATTCAAACAGTTTATTGTAGAAAAAACTAATTGCACTGTACTACATCATCCTGAATTAGAAGCAGACGATCTTATTGCAGGATTTATTCGAAATCATCCTGACGATAATCATATTATTATTAGTACAGATAGCGACTTTCATCAACTTATTGCTGAAAATGTAAGTCAATACAACGGTGTGGCAGATACTCTAACTACACACGAAGGCATTTTCGATAAAAAAGGCAAACGTATTATTGATAAGAAAACTAAAGAAGAAGTTTCTGCTCCAAATCCTTCTTGGATACTTTTTGAGAAGTGTATGCGTGGTGATACAACAGATAATGTATTCTCTGCTTATCCAGGAGTACGCACTAAAGGCTCTAAAAACAAAGTAGGCTTACAAGAAGCATTTGAAGATAGAGATAAAAAAGGCTATTCTTGGAATAATCTAATGCTACAGCGTTGGACCGATCACGAGGGCAAAGAACATCGTGTAGTGGATGACTACGAACGCAATCGTCGACTAATCGATTTGAATCATCAGCCAGATCATATTAAACAAATTATAGACGAAACTATTAAAGAACAAACTAAAGATCCTAAGAATATTAGTCAAGTAGGAATACGATTAATGAAGTTCTGTCAATTGTATGATATGAAAAAAATTGTAGATAGCATACAAAGTTATGCGGAACCATTTCAAGCGAGGTACACACATGAATATCAAAGCTAAACCTGTCGTCGATGGAAAATTTTGGATCATCGAAGAAGATGGTGAAAAAATTGGCACATTGCATAAAAAAGAAAACAACAAATTTATGTTAAGTGCAAAAGGCGGAGAGAAATTCTTTAACAAAAAGGACGAACTAACAAAACTTTTTGGCAAGGACTTTTTCGAAACAAAAATTAAAACACAGGTCAGTCATACTGACGTAAGAGAAGTATATGGATTTCCAACCAGCTGCTATCCATACAATCCTATGTTTAATGTACAAAAGAAACTTCCTCTGTTTACAAAAAGTGGTGCCAGCAAAAGTTTATACTGTGCTGGATATTACACAATTAAATTTGACAAGGGCTGGGTAAAAAGTTTCTGTCCTAAATTGATTACTATTGAAAGATACGAGCATAGAGGTCCATTTAAAACAGAACTGGAAATGAAACAGGCGCTTTCAAATGCAAAATCCAATTAATACACAACCTATACAGCAATTCATACAACAAGTCAAAGCAGCAGACTTAACACAACAAAAAGAAATTAAAATTGACTTGAAAACTGCTAAAGCATTAGCCTATTGTATAGGTGAAGTTAATGCTCGTCTTTTGGAAAATTATGATGTAATATTACAAAGAGTATTACAAAATACAGGAGAAAGTGTTAGTATTCAAATGGACGGCGGCGGATTTAAGTAAAATCTTGATAAATATATACGTATATTTGGAGACGTATATATGAGCCGTCCGAAGCCGAAAGTATTGTTAGAGTACATTAATAAAAAAAATTATAAAAGTGAACAAGTGTTAGAAGCGGATGCCATCTGGGCTGTTTTCTATAAAGGTGAGCCATTTAATTTAAAAAGCTCAAATAGCCTTACCAGTTACCCTGGACCAAAATATAAAAAAGTTAGTTTCAGTAATCCTGGTCACGCACATAACCTTGCTAAAAAGTTAAATCAAATGTTTAACACAGAAGATTTTGAAGTTGTTAAATTAACATCCGGTGAAATTATTAAATGATCAGCAAAGAAGTCTATACTAAAATTTTTTTACAACAAAAAGAAAAAAGTATAGATGCTGCTAATGTAAAATTACACTTACACAAATGGTGGCAAAGTCATAGAAACAAAGACGCAGGAGGACTTCGGTTAACCGAAGAAGGGTTTAGCTTTTTAACAACAGAATTGGAATTGAAATGCTACGAAGTTCCATTTACTGAAGCAATTGATTTAAGCCCGCAAGTAATAATATTCTTTGATAGAAATATGGACTGTCCATACTTTCTTACTAATTCAGCAATAACTGTATTCTCCGAAAAGAAAAGTTTTGAACTTTATATGTTTTCGGACGACATACGCAAATATGGCTTAATAAAAGCCATGAATCGCCAAAATCAATCCAACCAAACCGACCAAGATAGCCAAGAAAGTGTTTGACAGTGTAAAGCTTTTATCATATAATTAGAACACTTAGACAAGTACTAAAACAATTTTTTTTCAACTTAACGAAAGGTTAACAAATGAGCGAAATCGTATCGCGTCAAGTAGGTCCTAAGGCTGCTAAAAAATCTCTGCGTCGTGCTTTCAAAGCCAATCGTCCTTTGTTTATTTGGGGTCCTCCAGGTATTGGTAAATCCGATATTGTTAAACAACTGGGTGAAGAGCTCGATGCTCACGTTATTGATATCCGTTTGAGCTTGTGGGAACCTACTGACATTAAAGGTATTCCATATTTTGATAGCGACAATGGCAAGATGGCATGGGCTCCGCCTATCGAATTGCCTGATGCTGCTTTGGCAAAACAACACAAAAACATCATTCTGTTTATGGATGAGATGAATAGTGCAGCTCCTGCTGTTCAGGCTGCGGCTTATCAGCTGGTTCTTAATCGTCGTGTAGGCACTTATCGACTGCCAGACAATGTACATATTGTTGCTGCGGGTAACCGCGAAAGCGACAAGGGTGTTACTTATCGTATGCCTGCTCCGTTGGCTAACCGTTTCGTTCACTTAGAGATGCGTGTGGATTGGGATGACTACTTTGCATGGGCTACTGACAATCGTATCCATAAAGACGTACTTGGTTTCCTTTCTTTTAGCAAGAAAGACTTGTACGACTTTGATCCTAAGAGTGGTAGCCGTGCTTTTGCTACTC